AGCTACGGCAGGGCGAAACTTTACCAGACGACTTGCGCGGTTCTTCGTCAGATCGAAAAGGTGGTTCGCGACCACTTTACGCATAAACTGAGACTTATCAGCAGCGCGGTCTCTTGCGTCTACACGAGTCTCAAGCTCTTGATACTGGATACCTTTGTAGAGAGCTAAGTTGCGGCGCATGATCCTGATGCGCTCACGAGCTTCACCTTCAAGGTAGTCCCGCTCACCCTTCAGCCAGTCTAGGATGTCCTTTTCATTATCCTTATCGTCGAGATCAAACTCATAGATGGGGCGGCTTGGCTTTGTATAACTGCCTTCGTTGTCGAGATCATCGAAGCTGTAGACTTGATCCATTTGTTACCCCACGTTGTCGAAGAGATCTTTAGACAGGCTTTGCTTTACCTCGTCTGTCATCTTCTGAAAGGCTTGATCTGCTGGAATGAGCTGTACTGAATGCGTAGACTTCTGCATGGCTCGAAGCTCAACAAGTCCCCAGAATACAGCAGCGATGCAGATAATTTGTAGAATCCCAATCACCAAGGTGAAGGCGGCAATAATCACCATGAGTTTTCTCCCCACTCGTCTATCTTGTCCCCAGTCTCACTGAAACCAGGGAAGTCATCCTCAATCCGAGAGCCACGCCACATGGGGTCAGCTTCTCGGATAAATTCAGTGCTTTCGATTAAACCGTAATGAGCCGCTCCTAGCAAGTAGCGAGTGCAGTCGAGGCAATTATGGACTAGACGATCTGCTGCTAAAAACTCATGAGCACCGCTAACCATTAAGTCCCAAACTGGGATTACTTGGCCTGGACTCGCGTGTGAGAAGATGACCGCACTTTCTGCTACAGGCTTTTTGTTTTGAGTATTTGTTTTTTGTAAATGACTCGCCACATTGCTGGCAGACTGCTGCAATATTGTCTTTTCCTGTTTGTCTTCGAGCGGCTGACTTGCATTTGTTTGAGCAATACTTACCCGGGACGAGGTTGTCTGCTTGATAAGACCTTGAGCAAAAGCTGCAAGTAGCTTCGATTTTAGTCCTATTTTGCTTACCCCAGACATTAATAGCGTGCTGCTTATGCCATTGCTTTCCTGAAGTAGACTTATGCCATCCAGCAGCCATTGGCCTAATCTTCTCAAGAAGCAGAAGCCTTTCCTTTGACCTTCCGAGTTGGACGTACTGGTCTTCGTGCTTTCCTCTATGCGCCTGTCTCGAAAGGCACTCAAGGTTTTCAATTTTGTTATTATGAGTATCGCCGTCGATATGATGGATCTGATTACCTTCTGGGATTGCCCCTTTATAGAAAGTCCAGACAGCTCGATGAAGGTATCTAATCCCAGTTTTCTTATAGTGCTGCGTACTGCATCTGTAATAGCTTCTGAGGTTCTTAGAATCGCTTTCAGGATAGCATCGGTATACAACGCCATTAAAGACAGCTTTTTTGCTTTGCATTGCTCCGTAGTAACAATCTCATCGCCGTATCGCAATCTATCAGCCCTAACGAAGCCTCTGTTTTTAGTATAAATCTTATGCTCTGGCGTGCATCGAAGGGTTTTGTTGTCTGAGAAATGTAAGATGATCGTCTGTCTTACATCAGTCTGCCATGCTCGAAGCACTCGCCGATATCCAGACCTTGTTAGTACCTTATCACCAGCTCTTACCCGACTAATTTGTTTTAAGCCTTGGTCTGTCTCGACAAGCTCGTCAAAGGCTATGCAGTGGTCATTCTTTTTAATTATGCGTCCTTCGTCGTCTTTTCTGTAGTTATCGGCTTCCCAAAACCATTTCTTACACTCGGAGCTGATCGAGAGCTTACCTGCCAGCATGACGTCCTTGATCAAAGACAAGCCTGTGGTCTTATCGTTCTTGGCCTTTTGGGTAGGCTCAAACGGTAGGTCAAAGTGCTCTAGCATCTCGTTTGCGAACCAGGCTTCTGCCTCATCGTAAACGTAGCGCCACTCGCCTTTGTGTAGCTGCCTAGTCATGGCAGAGATACGCTCGCCTATGCGTCTGACGGTCATCTCTTCCTGTCGCTGCTCATAGATCTCGTTTAGAAGGTATACCTGCCTGGTGTACGGGTTAATGGCTGCGAACAGGACAGCGAAGGTAGAGGCACCAGCGGGGTCGGCGACCACAAACCACTCAAGCCTACGTTTGTCCTTCTCGATGGCCTGGAGGAGCTGGCCATGAGGGATGATCATGGACTCTTTAAGCATTGGGAAGATGCGCTTCGAGCCTCCTCGAACGAACTCGGCTAGGTATTCCCGCTCCCACTTGTCTCCCTCACCCCTAGCGTAGAGTTCAGTCTTCTTATCGGCTAACCATTTACGTGAAATATGAGGATTCTCATGGCTTGGAAACTTAAAGAACCGCTTGGTCTTATCGTTAGCCCATGACGCTGCGATCTCGGTGAACTGACCCTCGAACTCAGGAGGCGTACCGATAATAAAAAGCGGCGTGTCGTGAGCGGCGCGGTTAGGATCGTAAGCGTCAAAGAACTCAGGCCGGAAATCCTTGAACTCGTCGAATACGGTCAGTCCACGAGGCTTAACACCCCGGTAGGCTTCCACGTTGTCTGAGCCGTCAAGCTTAAGCCAAGAGCCGTTCTTGAAGGTAATCCGCATCTCTTGGTCATTGATCTTCTCGATCCAGTCTTCAGGGCCTAGCGTCTGCATACGCCTAGAGGCCCACATGATCTCCCTGGACTGCTTCATGAAAGGGGAGAAGTAGTAGTTCTCAGAGCCTGGATAAGTCCACGCCCATCGCCACATGAGGTAGGCTGTCAGCTCAGATTTACCAAGGTTTCGGCCACATTGAGCGAATACGTCTTTAACGTGCTCACCGATCAGGGCGCGTCCGATCTGGATCTGAGCAGCATGAGGCGTCCATCTTTCGTGGAGTGCCTTCACACCCCTTGCGATGCGCTCGATCTCAGGATGAACGGTCACTTAGATCTTCCCACGCTTTTCTCGCTTGGGCCGGAACCACTGCATTACCCAAGCATTTAATTCGGTCCATCCGAGAGGGAACCCCATTATCCACTCTACCCACAGAGGGTTCAATGCTCCACCGCAGTAGGTCGAAAGTGCTGTGCCTCCCTGCGAATACTTGTTTTTTCTGTGTCCCGTGTCGGCTGATACGGGAGTCGGTAGCAAGACAGAACCATCGTTTTCTAAGGTGTGGCGCTCCGACTTCGGCAGCGGATAGAACTGTCCACCTAAGATCATACCCTCGCTCGGTAAGGGTTTCGGCCACTGTATCAAGACCTCTGGTTCTGATTGCTGGGACGTTTTCGAGAAAGATATGGGCTGGCTTGCATTCGTCAACAAGTCTGAGGATTTCAAAGTAAAGCCCTGATCGCTTTCCTGAGAGTCCTGCTCCTTTTCCTGCGACACTAATGTCCTGACATGGAAACCCTGCAAAGATAACGTCGATTCTAGGGAGCATCTTCCCGTGCAGGGTCCGAACGTCGTCCCATATTGGAGCTCGGTCCAGTAGACCTGACTGCATACGGGACAGTAAAACGGACTGAGCGTATCGGTCACGCTCACAATAGGCGACGGTTTTAACCCATGGTTTAAGTGCGATTGAGATTCCACCAATTCCTGAAAATAAATCCAAGCCATTCATCAACTAGCCTGACTCTTTAGCTTTTCAATGAAAGGATCGTTCTTCAGAATCTCTTCGACTTCTTTAGTCGTTAGCTTCTCTTCCACGACGTTAGTAATCTCACCAGAGTGCTCAATCGCCTTACGCTTAGGGTAGAGGTACTGAGCAGCTTCAGCAGCAGCCTTGGAGCGAAGTTCTGGCGGGATAATATGGCGCTCAATCAAATCGCCCTTGTTGGTGCTCTGATAGGTAATGCCCTTATCATAGCCAAGGCCCTGCCAGTCTCCGAGAGCGAAGCGGCAAAGGATCTCGAACGGATCGCAGCCGAGTTCTCTCGCCTTCTCTTGAAGGGGGATAACAGTTTTGTTCGGGCTGCCTTTAGGTCTTCCTTTAGTTGCCATAATACCTGACTAAATATGCTGGTTAGATTTCTTTAATCTTCTTGCGGCGATCTGTCTTCCCTTCAAGCTCAGCCTGGTGCTCGATCGTCTTAGCGAGAAGGATAAGATCAGCGACGGACCAGTCTTTAAACCGCTGATGAAGGTAGCTTTCGATTTTGCCTTCAATGAGCAAGTCTACCTGCTCTTTTAGCTTGAGCAGGTTCATGTCAGCGTTAAATATTTGACTAATATGGTCTGAGGCTGCCTTAATCTCGTTTAGGCACGATGCCTGATCTTTTTTTAGGAAGTAGCTCATGGTTAAGAAAGTTAACAAAGAGTTAGACAACAAGCAACGGTTCTTTAAGGACTATTTAGGCCGAGGATGGTCAGCCTTAAAACTGTTAACACCTGCTAAGAATTGCTACGGGGTGAGCTGTAAGAACCCTGGCCTATACGAATTTACGAGAAATACCGCGACCTTAACTAGGCGCGAGCTACTCTGCGAGAAGTGCTTTAAGGGTAAGCTTTCGATCTTGAGCGTCACTGAGATTATGCACGAGGATTCTTAAATGAACCCCTTTATAAGGGTTAAGTAAGGGTTGACTAACTGTTACCCCTTTGTGAATAAAAAACCGGATGAGAACGGTCATTCTCACCCGGCAATCGGGAGGGACTAGCTACCAGAGTAAACTCTAATCTTCTTATAGTCTTTGCCATTGCCTTTTTTCAATCTTGAAAGAGGCGCCATGTACCAAAAGAATAGATTCACTAACGCTGAAAAGTGGAAGTCTAAAACCTTTAGAGACTTATCCACAAAAACTAAACTATTTTTGTTTTATCTCTATGACACATGCGATCATGCAGGTCTTTGGATGGTCGATTTTGAAATGGCTAAGTTTTATACACATGAAGAATTTGACCAGGATGAGCTTTTAAAAGAGCTAGGAACTCATGTCATAGTGATCTCTTCAAAGGTTTGGTTTTTACCTAACTTCTTAAGATTACAGTATAAAACACTAAATGAAAAAGTCAGATCACATAAGTCAGCCATTGAAAGGCTTGAGGCTTTTGGCATCAACCCTCTTAATGAGGATTTCAAATATTTAGACGTAAGAAATAAAGAGTTAACTAACCCTTTAGTAACAGTTAATAAACCGTTTCATAACGGTTACGAAGGACGTAAAGACAAAGACAAAGATACAGATAAAGATAAAGATACAGACAAAGACATGAGTGACGACTTTTTTGATTTTAGTGAAGACCAAACTCCAAAAGACGATTGGAACAAGCTTTGCTCTGATCTTGGCGTCATGAAAAAGCTCTGAGTTGCCTTGAGACGACGATCTGTTATCTTTAGCTTCGGAGGACTCCAAATTATGAAAGACGGTTACGGCTCCAGCGATGCTGGAATGAAGAAAGGCAGCGGCGGCTCGAAAGATGCTCACGCGTATTCAGAGAAAGCAGGCCAAGGTGCAGGAGCAGCTCGTAAGGGCGCTAAGCTCGACAGCCAAGGTGGCGTTGCTAAGAAGGATGAAAGCCAGTACAAAGAAGGCTGTAAGGATCAGTAAGGTCTTTACGAGCCAATCTCTCAAGAGGGTCATGAGGTTTCTTACTTCATGGCCCTTTTTATTCTAGACTCTGTAAGACAGCCATAATAACAAGCTGTCATTCAGGAGAACTAGAATGAAACGTATTTTAAGCATCAAGTGCCATTCCCTTGAGGCGTCGTCTAAGTTTGAGGGAAAGTGGATCGCTAACATCTCAACCCCCGGCGAGCCTTTCCCGTCCACCTATTGGATGAGTCATAAGCAGATGACTTCGATTCAGCGTAACCTCGATAAGCCTGTGCTGTTCGCGGTCTTCGATTACAGCAAAGATAAGCCTCGATTCGTATGGGCATCGACCGACAAAGCATGGCTTGCAGGCGCCTTCTGTGCAGATCAGCCTCAGGAAGCTCAGGAAGCCACACAGCCGTTTGAAACTGCTCCTGCAAGGGTAGCAGCCATCAAGACTAAGATCGCTTATCCTGAGCCAGTACAACGCGAATGGACAGAAGAAGACCTACCCTTTTGAGAGGACACCTAGATGAAACTTGAAGTTAGCCTACAGCAACTCACCGAAGAACCCATCACCTGTAACAAGACTGTGTGCGTGCGTATCCCGATCGAGGATTTCAACGAACTCAAAGACATCAA